AGGACGCTTGGTTAATTACTTTCGGCGTGTTTTATAACGATTAGATAACGCTGATATCCTCAAAATCATCGATATGGTCATCAATCGTGCGAGGCTGATAGTCTGTTTCACGCCCCATAATACCTTTTATTGTATCGGAAAGAGCCGTCATGGCTGACTGGTACAAGCTCAACTGAATGGCCACCTTTACCGAAACTAAGCACAACAAAGCCCATATTCCAGTCGCCTGAAGCATATTTGAGATAACTCGCTTTATTTTTCTGATCCATAAGATGACCGGCCTCAATGCCCCAAATCGTTGAATAACGGCCGTTTAAGCCAGTTTGGTGTCTGACTGCACCCTGCCTATGCGAATGGCCACAAATGGTGTTCATTTGCCATTTTTTGGCCAAATTAAGGGCAGTTATACCAGCATGCTTAGACATATTGCCTTCATCACCATGAGCGAGAAACCAATTTTTTTCAAAGGCAAAACCTCGGCGGTGGAATTTAATGCCAAGACTTGAGAAATCCATAAAGCGTTCATAGGTCAATTCAGGCAACCCGATCAATGATGGAGCACCTTTTAGCAATGTAGTGTAAAGCCGATCCGTATGATTAGATCTGACTATATCTGTCGTGCCTAAATCAAATAAAATGTCTTGAGCTAAAGATCTTTCCTGATCTAATGTTTCAGCAAATTCTAGTTTAGTCCCTTTTACCCAACGACTTTGACTGGTGAAATCTAACTCATCACCACAATTCAATACAAAATCAAACTTTTCATGTTTGGACATTTTGATTAAGTTAGAAACTGCTTTTGGGTGGTGTAGAGGAATTTGGAGGTCAGGCACCACTAAATATCTACGATTGGCTTTAATTAATCGTCATCCTCATCGTCAGTTGGATCTATTGATGGGATTATCCCACCATCGCCCACAATCCAATCAGGGAAAGTCTTATGTTCAGTCATCAGCCAAAATGCGTGCTCAGGTGTGAATCCTGCTTTTCTAGCTGCTTTATAGCATTCATGCAAAGCCATGTAATGTTGATCGATCTTTGTTAATGGCTCAGGAGTTTGGCGAACGACTCGACGATTGATCTTTTTGCGTTTGATAGGTTTTCGTGTGTTCGCCATGTGATAAGGCTAACTCTACTTTGACAGTATTCTTAGGATTTCCTCTTGGCGTGTTTCTATTCTTGCCAATCGATCAGCAAGTGATGCGCCACCATTAGGAGTTAAAGTCCAAAGCCATCCTTTAATAAGATAACGCAGACCCGTAAAGAAACCGACCAATACGGCGGTTATGCCAGCGGCGAAGCCAGCCCATTCTGCCGGTGTCATTTTTCGGAGTTGCCAATTCCAAATGCTCCCTCTTTTGGATCTAACCATTTGATAATAGGTGCAACAAATGCACCAAGCAAAACAGCGTATTCAGGTCTTACATCTCCAGCAATAGCAAGTGCAACAGTAATTCCAGAAGCAGCCACAGCTCTCAAATATGACTTAATTGCAGCCTTGTGTTTATTAGATAGTTTCATGCGTTTCCTCCTAGTAGTGGGATGTTAAAAAAGTTGCCTGATTTGTTTGGATGAAATGAAATATGGATATGCTTGGTGTGAGGATTAATTCCTTTATATTTTCGCCAACGCCAATTTAACAGTTTGCTGGCAATATGATGATTATGAATTACATATTTGATTCGCTTATCTGTTTTGCCAGCAATGCGGATTTGATCAGCAAGGTAAGCAGATATTCCTTCAGCTGCACCAAGATCTGCTGTTATGTCGATAGCACAAACTTCACCTGAAGGTAGTGGGTTATGATCCGATTTTACTTTTTGATGCCTAGCGTCTGAGATCCAACCATCCGATTTTCTCGACCTATCGGCAAAAGAATCGTCAATTTGCTCCCGTAATTGAACGGCTGCTTTAGATAGGTATGGCTTCATTAGCTGAGAAGTAGTTTTGCTTCATCCTCAGTAATACCTAAGCGATCAAGTAATGCTGCTTTAGTTGTTGCATTGATAGAAACCTGATTTTTTATATTTGCAACAACAACTTTGCAATGCGCCAAAATTTCTTTATCTGTTGGGCGATCTGCGTTTAAGTTATGCCATTGTAAAGTTTCTAAATTATCATCGGTAAAGGAAAATTCAGCATCAGGGCTTAATTCTTTGATTGCTTGAGCGATTATTTTAGATTCCATTATGCACCGATTTCCATAAGTGTTATTGTTGAATTGGCTGAGTTATTTTGATAAACCAATGATCCAACAGCAGTTTGTAATCTGCCTTGTGTTTTATATGTAGTTGCTGAAGTTGTTGCTGGACTATCCAAATAAGTCAGAGATACATAAGCATCTATACCAACCTGTGATGCACCATTAGCAAAAATATATCCAGCGGTGTTTGTTGATCCGGTGGCATAAACTTCTGTTGCATCTCTAAGGATTCTCATTGTATGTCCTGTTTCATTTCCTGTTCCTCTATAAAGTTCAAACTGCTGACTCACTAATACAAGAATTTTTGAAGTTGCAGAGGTAGGTGTTATTGAAAGGCTTAAAGTCGTATCAGTCATGGTGGTTGATGATATGGTTGTAGCTGTTGTGCTACTGCCTTGAACAACTTGTAAAACTTTGCCACCACCTGCGGGAGTTGTCCAACTTGGCACGCCACCTACAACAGTTAATACTTGACCAGTTGAACCAATGCCAAGTCTTGTATTTGTGTTAGTGGTGGATGAACGATATTCAATATCGCCAAGAGTTGTTGATGGGTTTAATGCTTTAGTGGTTGTATCAATAGCTGTGCCAAGAGATCTGATGGCTGATGCGCCATCCTTAACCAAGGCGGTATCATCTGGAGTACTCCAGTTATAATTTGTAGTGGTTGCCATTTTTCTCCTATTATCAGGCTACGATTGTAGCGTATTCCCATGTCAAAGTTGGGCTTAAAGTGTTCCATGCCTCGCCGATTGGCACAGAATTCCATCTCATAGCCACTTGGCTAAAGCTGACCGGTGAAAGGTTAATTGTCAAAAATAACTCATTAAACCTTGTGCTCCAACGCCATCCTTCAACATAACCTGAAAACTCGCCATTATTGATTTGAGTAGGAAGGTCTGCAATGTTTAATGGCATTCCCATGAATATGCCTAGCAGATTATCTCGATCAGAATTATCAATCTCTGGATTGGTGATTGGGAAGGTTATGCTGTCAAAAATAGGTTGTGGGAAGGCTCGAAGGCTGATGTATCGATCGGCAATTTCTTGTGCATCTACTGCGCCATGAATTCTTGAATTAATTGTTTCGGCTTTGTAGCCATAAAGGGCAATGGATACCGCTGATGTAGCAGTCTTTTGTGATCCGTAGTTATTGCCATAATTAATGTAAATGTCATTTCTAACATCCGCTGCTTTTGTAATTGTTCGCAATCCTGAGCCAATGGCATGAGTGGCGGAAAGATCAACATAACCATTGGCGATCAAATAAGTTTGGCGGTGGTCTGCATCGGCGTATCCAATGTTTCCTTCATTGTCCTCATAAATATATCCAAAGGCGCTATTGGCAATATCTGAAACGACATTATAAATAGTATCTGTCGTATTTGGTTGATGTTGCATTGTATAAAGTCCAGGACGATCAATTTCGCCCAATCCTAAATTAACAGCATTTGTCCAAGTTTCTGTCGGATCATAAGTTGCCCAAGTAGTAGCCGCTGGAACATCATTCCAAGATCCAAGCAATACGCTGGAAAGTATTTCATAAATTTGTTCGCCATCTTCATCTTGAGCAATGTTATCGTTCCAAATTTCTTTTGCTAATTTAACAATAGATCCCATTGCCAATAAAGTATAAGAAACAATCGTGGCAACATTACCAGCACGCTCAACCTCGACTGTTATATCCGTTATATCTCCACCAAAAAGGCTGACATAAGATCCGGTGCTGTTTTTAACTTGTAGGTTTAAACTATCATTAATGGCAAAAGGCAAGGTTTGACCAGACAAAGCAACTAATTGCACCTGCAAATAAGATGGATTTGGTTGAGTATAAATATCATCTCGACCAGATTGATGAGCAATGTCGCTGATTGCGATGTCGGTGTAATCAACACCAGCAACAGTTAGTTTCCAGTCAGGTGTCCAAACTGTCATTAATCGCCCTTAATGCCTGAGTTATACAGCTGTGGAACTGAGCGAGATGCGCTTTGATTTAAGACTTTTGCAACAGCCCTTGCAGCACCTTCAGAATCAATTGATTGAACTGAAATGTTATTAATTACTGTTGGATTTCCTGCACCATAAGTAAAATTAGAACTTGGAACTGATGGTGTTTGTCCAAGCATTGCACCAGTTTTCGAAGGGTTTGGAATATAGCCAACATCTGCTCCTGGTTTAATTATATTAACTACTCGAATTGCTTGATTAGCAAGTTCAACCAATAAACCAATTGCTTCCCTAACAAATGTTATGAATCCTGAAATTATGCCAGCCACACTTGCAATTGCTTTACCAAAACTTTCAGCACCTTTTTGGCTTTGTGCAAGTGATGCACTTAAACCTTGATCGCCCGTTAATCCTGCAATAAACGCATTGAGTGTTGGTATACCTGTTTCATTTAAGAATCCAATAAATCGCTCAACCTGTGGAAGCAAGGCAACGCCTAATGCTTCTTTAGCCTCATCAAATCCTACTTTTAAGCGATCAATTTTGCCTTGAAATGTTTCAGCATTAGCGGCTGCTGCGCCACCATAAAGATCAGATAATTTTTGTTGAACTTCGGTAAATGAAAGAGTAGATAATTCAGCCTTTGATAAACCAAGACCTAATCTGCCAAGAGCTGTTGTATTGCCATCTTGCGCCCTACCTAAAGCATTGGCAACAGTTTCAAGATCTAAGCCTCGACCTTTAGCAATATCTAAAGATAGGTTTAATAGTTTCTGAGCTTCATTAACATCTTTTGTCGATACGGCTAAACGCTGAAATGCTGGGCGTAGTTGTTCATCAGCAACGCCTGTTGCTAAAGATGTCTTTAGGATGTAATCCTCAGTAGCCTGAATTTGACCCTCTGTAGCCCCTGTGGCGCTCTTTAAGGCAGCAGCCAACCTCAACTGTGCCTGTTCGTCCTCTATTGCAGCCTTGACCCCGTCAATGGCTAATTTAGTGCCATAGGCAACCGCAGCAGCAGCTGCAACGGCAAAAGCAGCAGCAGCCTTCTTGCCAAACTCTGAAATCTTATTTGAATTATCCTCAACGGCTTTATCGGCTTCACCTAATTTTTTCTTAAGATCATCAACATCGGCAAGGATCGATAACTTAAGCGTACGATTACCAGTTGCCATCAGACCCACTCCTTAATAATGCGATCAAAACTTTGTTCCCACTTGTTAATTAATTCAGGCTGAATTCTGCGAAGGGTTGGATAGATAAACCATCCACGACTACCTCTGCCTTGCCGTCCTGAATATGAAGGGAATTGTTTGTATTTATTTGAACCAAACTCAACACCACCCCATACGGTTTGCGTAGTAGCACCACCTGAAAACTTTTGTCTTGCGAAGCCATAACTGAACTCACCGATTTTGCTGGACTTAGAGATGCTAACCCCATCCGCAACTCTTTGCGCAACTTTGCCAGACTTTGTTCGAGTTTTAGCTGCTTGCTTAATTTCCTCTGATGCAAAATACGCCAACGCAGCAGACTGCGCTCTTGCTTCCTCAGTAGCTTGTTCATCCATGAGTTTGAATGCTTTGTAAATATCACGCAGATCTGATTTATTGTAGGCGATGGTTTCATTTGCCATTCCGTTTCTCCAATATCTCGATCGCTGTTAATATGTCGTCCGCATCAACCCATTCACTCATTGGTATCTGTGTGGCTATTGCCAACTCAACCAATAATCTGCTTAGGCTTCCTGCTTTGTGGCTTTTGGGTCAGCATCACCGACAATGACATCGGCTACTGTTTCCATCCAAATATCCATTGGTTTGATTGGTTTGCTTCCGGCAACTTCACGCTTATGAGCATGATAAGCCAAAAACATAAGATCCCAAATGCCAAGTTTTTCGCTTGCTTGCCCAATGGTATTTCCTGTCTGCTTTTCCCATTTTGCCCACTCAGGCGGTTGGGCTACATAAGTGGCTTGCTCGCCTGAGCTGTATTCAATTGTAATTGGTAGTTTCATTTTGCTCCCGTTGTTAGATTTTAACTAAATGTTTCTACTACTGCGCCCTTTGATACTGTGAAAGTAAAGGAAACAGTTTGAGCATCAACACCAGATCCGCCAGCTGTTGGAAACTCTGGTTTTACTGGAAACACAAATTGTGCTCCTGATGCTGCTGTCAATGTCATGCTGATGTCTGTGTCAGGTGCAGTTTCTGCTGCTGTCCATAGAGCCTCGCAAACTGAGTTTGCCTTGCCCCAATCAGCCAACATATCCAATTGGAATGTTCCTGAAATGTTTGTTGTCTTGTAAGCTTCTCCATCCATAGTCTGATAAACCTGACGCTCATTGACTTTGGTTAGAACTGCGTTTGTCGCTTGTGCTTGAATATCTGTTCCACCTGTGAAAGATAAACCAACATCACGACCGGTAATTACGACTGTTGCCATGATTTCTCCTTATGCTGTTTGTGTGTAGTAGGTAGATACTCGAACATCTGCGATAAGCAGCGTACTTGCACCAACTTGCTGAACTGTCGGTCTTTCGACAGAGCTGACGATATATCCCGCTGGGATAACTGCCAGAACACTCATTATTAGTTGCTCGATATTATCAAGCGATGCTGGGTTGCTGTTATATGCAACTGCAACTGAAATTGTAAAATTGATTTTAGTGTGAATTGTAGATTTGTTAATTGTTTCTAATTCTAAATAAGGTGAATCAGGAACCACGACTACGGCTGGTGGAATAACTGTTTCTGGAACAAATGAATAAATGTTTCCAGCAACACCAGCAAGAGCAGTTGCTAAAGGCGTGCGAATATCTGAAAGAATTGTGCTTGGCATTATTGAGCCAAACTGTCGGTATCCATATATGAGCCTAGTAATCCGACACACTTATTGAAAAGAGATCGACCCATTCTAAATGGTGTTGGTGAAAAATCTACGCCTTCGATTTGTCCTCCGCCGGCAAGTCTTGCTTGAAAGACTTCGACTGAAACTGTATAGACGGCTGACTGAACAGCTGCGTTTCCAACATAAGTTGATGCGCTAGAAAGGGTAGCAACTCCGGATGGGATGACATTAGCTTCGAGTATATCGGCGTTAGTGATCGATGCTGAAAAGGTATATTGTCCAAGATTGTCTGCCAAGACAGTTCGTGTGCCATTGTATGGGCTTCCGCATCCTGTGATGACAACTGATTGTCCTTCGGTAAATTCATGAATTCCTAATGTAGTAAATGTAGCAACATTGTCTGACAATGAGGTTGCTTGAATTGGTGCTTTGAATGAAACTAGCATTGGCAGAATAACAGTTTCTGCTGTGTCAATGATTTGATTTAAGTAAGTATCATCATAGAGAGAGGAACTTACACCCAATACTGAGCGCAATTGTGTTGCGGTAATAATTGAAGGCATAAATTCCTCTCTTTGACTCCCATTTTTAGCTGCCTACCAGCGGGAGCACCAGTAGGCATTAAGTTGGGCTAAATTAGTTCTTGTTGAACCAAACTGCTCCACCAGCAAGTTTTACTGCTAGTGCGCCGTAGCCATAGTAAGCAACAGATACTTGACCGGTTGCTGTGATGTCTGAACGAAGTGTTAGGCGTGGGCTCTCGTACCATGTGAATGCATCTGGGTTAACTACGATCATTGATTGATCTCCAGTTGTGTATCCATCTAGTGAGCGAGATACATAAAGATCTAAGCCAGCAACATTTCCACGAAGTGATGTAGGAACTACATTTCCACCTGCGTTTTGTGGTTGTGATGCGTTGTAGATTGGGCGTCCGGAATCGTTGTAGCCCATGATGTTGCCCCATTGGGTGCTGTTCACAATTAAGTTGCGAGCAAAACCAAGTGAATTTGAATAAACACTAGCTGCTGCTGCTGAAACATAAGCAAGCAAATCTGCTGCTGTGTTGTCCTCAGCTACTGCTGCTAATGAGCATGAGTTGCCAAGAATTGTTGCAACATATGAATCTGTGGTCTTTGCATAAGCAAATTCCATTTGACGAACTAACTCATCAAAGAATGCTGGAGAACTTCTATCAAGGAGTTCAACAGAAAATGTCTGACCGCCAGCGAACTTCTTAACATCAACAGAAACGAATGATGAAGTCATGTCGGTTGTGTCAATTGCTGCTGCCTCTGCCTCTAGTGCAGTTGTTGGCACAGCTGTAATCTTTGGAATTTCGAATGTCATACCAGCAGCAGGTAGAGTGCCACGAGATAGAGCATCGATTAATCCACGATCAGCATTTGATAAACCATTGATGATCTCTGTTGATTGTGGTGTTGGAATTAAGCCAGCAACTGTTCCAGTTGTATCAGCAGCCATTACATACTGACGGCTTTCCTCTGAACCTAGAGCGGCACGAACTGAATGCTCCAAGTATGTTGCCTTTGAATTGATTGGTGAGCGTGGCTTTGTGTATGCAACAGATTGTGCTGCTACTACTGCCACAGGCTCAGACTTTGCAGCTTCTACCGCTTCGGTTGCGATAGGAGCCTCAGATGTAATATCTGACACTTTGTCCTCCTGTGTTGTTTGATCCTCAGCGGTTGCTTCGGAATTCTCTGGTGTATTTGTTGCAACTACCTTTTCAACTTTCGCTGAAGCAATTGCTGGATCAGACACCAAACTGACTTCATGTAATGAACTCTTTGAGATAACCATTGCTCCGTCTTTGTTATCCCATGCATCAACCATGACACCAACGGAGAATCCATCACGCAAGCCTGTGGCTGCTTCCTCAAGTGCATCATCAGCTGCAAAAGTCTTTGCTAACTTGAATGTGCCTTCTAAACCTTGATCGTTTGCAGTAATGTCAATTAACTTACCCAATGGGCGAGTTTTGTCATGCTCTAATAACAATTTAACAGGCTTTGAGAAATCAATGCTGTCTTTTGCAAATACTGTTTTGCCCGCTGATGTATTTCCAGCCTCATTCCAAGAAACGATAGTTCCTGAGATTGTTCGCTTGTTTGTATCGGCAGCGGTTATGGTAATTGGGAAATTAATCTTCATCGGATTAAGTCCTCCTCCTCTTGGATTTGCTCAACGCTCATTGCGCCGATGCGGTTTAGGATTTCATAAACTTGAGCACGCTCTAATGCTGAACCTCTCAAGAAATCATCAATGTCAAATCGAACTTCAACGCCGTTTGGCACAAAATCAGCAGCAGATAGTCTTTGCTCAATTGGAGTAATGATATTTCTTAAACTGAAATCAATAAGTGCTTTTCTTTCCATAACTGTGGTGCTGTATGTCATGCTAGTTGTTTCAGCAGATAGGAATGATGCTGGAATGCCAACTGCTCTTGCAATTTCGGTTGCAAGGTATTGACGGGCTTCATTTAATTGTAATTTTTGTGGATCAAAGCCTAAAGCGTTTAATTCAACATCAGCATTTAAGAATGCAGTTGCTCTGGTGTTTCTAGCAACCTTCCATGATTCAAGAAGTTTTGTAATTCGCTCTGGAGTAAGGTTTGTGCCATTTGATTTTAACACCATTGTTGGAACTGGCTCTTTTGCATATAGTTCAGCAGCCTTTTCCAATTCTTGTGCAGCTCTAATTGTGCGACCGGCACGATTAAGTACACCTTCATCTAATCCGCTAAATACGACTAAAGATCCAATGCCTGATGCTGGAACATGCATTCCATCAACCATGTAAGAAGTAATCTCAGTTTGATTTGCATTTAAGTTATATGAAACTCGATCCGGTGCAACTCTTGTCCATGCACGCACTCGACTATTATCTGATGCAGCATAAGAATCTAATACTTGTCCATAAGCAACGCCATGAAATAATAAATCCTCAGCGATCCATGCATAAATTGCTGATCCTGCAACTCTTGGATCTGGTTGCATAATTACTCTGTTTGGATCTAAATGTTCTTTTGTAAAATGATTATAAGTTTCTAAAGGTAGCGATCCAATTGTTGAACAAATAATATTTCTTGCTCTTGCAACAGATGGAACAGACATTGCCTGTTCTCTAGTTGCTGTTTGTGCGCCATAAAATAATCCGCCAACGGCTGATTGTAAATTGTAAGGAGTGTTGGCTGCTGCAACATCTACTGTTGGTGTGATTGCGGTATTTGTGATAAATCGGTCGAATAATCCCATTAGCACATAATATACCATAAATGCAATTTATCCGACTTGAATATCAATTTCCGTTTCTTGTTGTGTCGCAAAATACGAGCAAAGACTTGTGGCAACGGCTGCACAAACGGCGACCCTGCTAGCTCTCCTGCCAATAATCCATGAGCCATCTCCGTAGGGCAATTTAGCAGCTGATAATGTTTGTTGAGTTAATTCATCTTGCCCCGAATGCTGCAACCTATGGGAATTTATAGCCCCAAGCCATCGGTCGCAACTTTCTGCATAAATAGCCCCGTCCATATCAGTTGTTTGGATTCCGGCTGGAATTAATCTTGATGCAACCGCTTGGCTAGTTCTTTTGCTGTAAGCCACAGTTTGAGTGTTGTATTTTCTGACATAAGGTGCAATATCGTTTGCAACTGCTAAATCATTTAAGCTGTAATCATTTGACCAAGTGTGAAGCAATTGCACATAAAATCTTTCTCCAGACATTCGTTGAGCAGCCACTAACGCCCCAAATTTTCTATCCGGCGACAAGTCCAAGCCAAGCCATGTGGGTTGTTCAGGATCTAGTGGTATTGGATCAATTTGACACATTGCCCATTTTTGCGGATCAATAGCTGAATTTATTGTGTCCACCCATTGCGTTAAGAGTTCGGTTCGCACAATATCAGGAGGATCATTTATTGCAGCCAAAATATTATCTGGATGAATGGTTATTCCTAATGATGGGTTGGCTTGAGAAAATGCTGACCAATTGACATCGCCTGACGGAAGGTGGATCGGCGCATCTGGTTCGGCACTCCACTCAAACCACCCAATCGGATCGTTGGTTGTAGCTGATGCCAACGCCCTCTCACGCAATTTGTTTAGGATAACTGAATGTTGATCTCCTGCT